TCATAGTGCTTTAAGTATATTAGCGAACTTTTCAGCAGTTTCTTTCTTTTTCTCTTTAGCAAGATGACTGTACAAATTCATTGTGATCGAATAGTCTGCATGTCCTAATCTCATTTGAATTTCTTTAGGATTTACATCATTGTTCATTAGTAGGCTTGCGTGAGTGTGACGGAAACCATGAAAACCTATGTTAGGAACTTTTGCTTTTTTAAAGTGTCGAACTAAGTGCTGTCTTTCGAGTTCGTAAGTTCTCATTTTTTGATGATATGAGAAAACTAGAGAATCATGCAAAGATATAGCACCGTAATTTTGTTGTTTTCTCCACTCTTTCAACATTGAAATTGTCTCGCTATCTACAGAAACTAAACGATTGCTTTCTTTTGTTTTTGCACTGTCTTGTATCTCATTGCTGTATTGTATGAGTGTCTTAGATACACTAACGGTATTATTGGCAAAATCAATATCAGACCATGATAAGGCTAAAGCCTCACAGATACGCAAACCAGTAGCAAGTAAAAGCTTGTATAGAGTAGTGCTTTTTATATTTGCTGTGGTTGATTGTAACGAGTCAAGGTAAGCCAAGAAACGTTTAAGTTCATCATTGTTAAAATACTTTATTTTTTTGACTGTTCTTGTCTTGAGTTTTGGAGAAAATACTTTTATAGCTGGATTGTCTGAGATAACACCTAATTGCATACCATAATCAAGAATGCGTTTGATGATATTGAGTAACAATTTATAATCTTTACTTTTTCCCTTTTCACGATTACCGTTAACTATTTCAGCAGTATTGGCATTTCTAGCCCAGTCATTAACAATATTTTGCAATAGTACAGTTGTAATTTTCTCAACTTTATAGTTTCCGAGTGCTGGCAAAATATAATTTTTTAAAAAATTACTATTGATTCTGATAGTGTTTGCTTTTACTGTCAATTTATAAGAATCAAACCAACTAGTGGCTAAGGCATTAAAATTGTCAAATGAAACTTTTTCTCTTGCAACAGTAGAGCCATTTTTGATAAACTTATTCATAGCTTGGTGAGCTTTGTTTTCGCACGTTTTACGGTTCTTGGCTGTAACCGTAGTGCGTACTTGCTTACCTGTTAGGCTATCTACACCAAGATAGACATTTATTTTATAGACGGTTGTACCGTCTTTTTTTTGAACTTCTTTAATATTCATTTTTTTCTCCTGTTCTATTGTCGGGCAAGACATGATTAAGGAGAAAGCGATAGTATTAAAGTTTTATTTATTCAAATTCCATATCATCGATACCGTCAGTAAAGTTTTCTAAAAACTCGTACTCGTTCATGAAGTTTATCCAGTAAGACACTTGCTCTTCATGATTATGAAAGCGAGGCTTGTTTTCTGCATTTTTAATTCCTTCTGCCACGTTTGTGAAAGCGCCGCTTATGTTCATATCCCACATCTTGTTAGCTTCTTTTTCAATGCGAGAATCAGGCCATTTAGCAGCTGGCTTTCTACTGGCGTTTTTCTCTAGCAAGTAAACTGTAGCTTTTTCCAAAAACTTACCTTGGGCACGAGTGTTTTCTTCAACATATTTTCTAAATTCTGTGTAATCCATTTTTCATCCCTTACTATAAACAGTGGCTATCTAGTTGAGGTTGACTGATTATTTCATCAAACACCTCAACAACCAATCCATAATGACGTTTTTCTAACTCAAAATATTCAATAAATTTATCATAATCAATAACATCCGGTTCCCAATCGAACTGAGCAAGCCATTCATCGGCTCTATGTTCAATCATATAGCGGTCGGCTTCTCTTTCCTGCCTTCTGTCCCAACCAGAAGAACGACAATCAAGATGTCTATGTCCAAAGGAAACGTGCCCTATTTCGTGAAGTAATATATTCTGAGTTACCTTTTCACTATTGAATATATCAATAAAAATATAAGCTGTTCCTCTAATATTAAATTTCATTCCATCTTTAAGATGAGGGTAATCTGAAGGATTATAGTATTTTATTTTTAGTGCGAGTTCTGAAAGCAACTCCTTTATAACTGACATATATTTTACCCCCTGCCATGGTCTTCTTCCCATGTTTCACGGAGCAAATGTTTATAAAGTTCTTTTTCTCTATCTGTCAGAGGCACACCATCAAAAGCTACAGCTTCGTCAACAGCCTCTTGAAGCTCTTCGTCAGTAAGCGGAGAATTTATATCAAAAAGAGGAGTAACTTTTGGTTTTGGTTTAACAGCTCTTTTAGCCTTTTCTTGCTCTTCCAATTGAGAAGAAGCAGTGTTTAAAACAATTTTCTGACGTGGTTCTTCGAGTTGTGAACTGATTTTATTTATTTCGGATAGAGTAGAAGAAACATTTATCCTTGTTGAATCGGTTTGAGGGAAGAAGTCGTCAATTGCAACGTCAAATACTTCTGAAAGTTTTATCATTTGAGGCTTCTTAGGAGAACGAATACCTACTTCATAATTAGATATAGTAGTTTTTCCGACTCCTATTTTTTTTGCCAGTTCTTCTTGACTCAAGCCAAAAGATTTTCGGTAGTCTTTAATTTTAGAACCTACATATTTATTGATTTGTTCAATTTCCATAAACACATTATATAAGAAAAAACCACGTTTTGCAAACTTTTTTTGTCAAATGACGTTTTTTTCTTGACAAACCACGAAAAGTGGACTATAATTAACTCATAAAGTCAAACAAGCGAACAATCATGGAGCATTCAGTACGGCAGACGGAACGGGCTCAAATGACGGTACACGACGTATCCACCGCGACGTAAGTAGCAAGTTTGGCAAATAAAAAATATCAGGAGAAATTATGGAGAGTTTACAAATTCCTAATTGGGTTGTAAAAGAATTAGAATCAGCAAGTATTGGTTCGCACGGTAATTGTCCTAGATTCCTTAGAGGATTTGACAGTTATTCTAAAGAATTTCAAAGTTTTTGGTTGAATAACTATGATATCTGTAATGCATGGTTAAATCCTTTGACACGAAAATTTGTAGAAGTTATTTAAAATAAAAAGCCCCAGAGGGGCGGAAAGGAAAAGCATGATAAAAAAAGTATGGGACTATATAAAAGTTGGTGGAAAGTTTTATTATAAGTTTCCTTCGATTCATGGTGTATTATCTGGGGCGATTATTATGATACCTATTATTATAATAAAATTTTTAATAAAATAGTTTTATTTTTTAAATATCAATGCCAATATAGCTAAAGCTATTGTAACAAATAATGTAATTTTCCACTGAGTATCCTTTTTGTTAGATTCCATAATTTTGTTTCTGGAAGTTATTTCGAAATTAATACGACTGTCTAGATTTGATACTTTTTCTTTCAAAGTTCTTATATCTAGTTCCGCAGCGTGAGTAATATCTTTTACATATTCTGGAGTTACATATCCTTCAGAATCATCAAATTGTCCTTTTGGTTTTAGAGTTTCTTTAGGCATGTTTATCTCCTACTAAGTACACTGTTGTTTCTGAATGATCTAATTCATTATTCATACTATCAAATATTCGTATACGAAAAGTATATTGACTATTTGGGTAAACATCATTAAATGTAAAATTACTTGTCATATTTACTATGAAATTGTTCATTGTGTTATCTTCTATGAATCCATTTATTACTCTGCGTGATACAAAATTGAACCCATTAACATCAATATCATAATAATATCGAAAAGGATGCTCATCAAGGATGAATCCCGAATTTACTGAAATATGAAAATTATCAGCATGATTATTTGGCACTCTAATAGTAGCTGATGGAATAAGCCCTCCTCTAGTTACCGGGTAGAAAAAATTAATTTTGTTCATAAAATCTCCAATATAATTTTAGTTTAGTCACTTACATTATATCACGGAGTTATGATATCGCTCACAGTGAGCAGGGAAGACTGGCGAACAGGTTCGATTCCTGAACTTCCCTTACTGCGTATGCAGAAGTTTAAAAATAGAAAGGAAACGAAAATGGAAAAAATTTTAAGAGGTTTCAATGGTGCTTCGTTTAATCATTTGTTATCTGAAGAAGAAAAAGAAGCTTTCGAAAAAATAATTGAAGTACTATCAAAAACCGAGCTTTCAGTAATCCAAATAAATAAAGTCCTGTATTCAGTAGATACAGAACTTTATAAAGTTGCCATGAACAAAAGCTTGAAGCACTTAAAATCTAATCAATAAAATGGTTGATTTAAATTTAAGTATCGAAAGGAGAAAAAATTGACTGACGCAGAAGAAAAAATAAATGACGCAAAGATTGAAGAATGCAGTAAATTAGCTAAAAGAGAGAAAGTTGAGAATGCAATCCTTGTTTTTGCCTACAACTCATTAAATGACGAAAAAATTAAAAATAACCCTTCAATGGTTTCTGCCATATCAGAGTTACTTAATTTTGTTACATGGAAATTTTATTGAGATTTTGGTTCCAAGAAACGAATCGCTCGAATTTCTTTACCAGAAATAGCCGTTACATCATTATTACCATAAAAATAATAAGTAACATGTTCTAAAACTTGAAAATTAATTTTTTGAAAGTCTAATTCTTTTTCTAAAGTATTGGTAGAATGACCGTCAAAATATGTCAATTTTTCAAAATCTTTTATTTTTATAACATCAAACTTATCTTGATTAGTCTTTTTAGGCTTACCATCTTTAAGAAGTATTGATACATCCATGCTTCATTCCTCCTTTCCATAATATTAAGTAAATATCTGAGAAATATTTACTCAATCATTATAGCACTTGGAGGATTCAAATACACACACAGAAAGGAGCCAGTATGGCAGTAGAAAAAGAATTAATTGCTCTGCGAGCAGACGAAAAAATATCTCGAAAAGAAATGGCAGAACTTATTGGGACAACACCAGAAACTTATCGAAAAAAAGAACTCGGAGAAAGTGATTGGTGGGGGGCAGAAATGTTCTTGATTGCTTCCAAGTTCAATAAACGAATTGATGATATTTTTTTAGACAAAAAGTCCACGAAAAGTGGCTTTGAAAAAGCTAGTTAGAAAGGTGAAGCATGAAAGAATTACAAAATTTTAATTTTAACAATTTACCAGTAAGAACTGTACTTATTGATGATGAACCTTGGTTTGTTGCAAAAGATGTCGCTGATATTCTAGAATATTCCGATACTCAAGCAATGACACGTCGACTTGATAAAGAAGATATCATGACCGACAAATTGTCGGGTATGAATATGAAGTCAACAATCATCAACGAAAGCGGACTTTATGAAGCAATCATCGGCAGTAAGAAAAAAGAGGTAAAACCATTCAAGCGTTGGATTACTCATGAAGTCCTCCCAACAATCCGCAAGCACGGGGCGTATATGACGGCTACGAAAGCACAAGATGTTATTTCTGGTAACGGTTTGGCTGATTTACTACTTCAAGCAGGTAATCAGATTAAGCAACTTGAACTAGAAAAAAGCCAAATGAAACCAAAAGCGTTATTCGCTGATAGTGTTTCAGCTTCCAAAAACACGATTCTCATTCGAGATTTAGCTAAAATCCTGAAACAAAATGGAATTGATATCGGAGAGAAACGATTATTTACTTGGCTTAGAGATAACGGATACCTCGTTAAAAAAATTGGTAGCGATTATAACTCACCAACTCAACGTTCGATGAATTTAGGTATTTTAGAGTTTACCGAAAACACTCACGTTCATAATAGTGGGAAGATCACCGTAACCAAAACGCCCAAAGTAACAGGCAAAGGTCAAATCTATTTTGTAAACAAATTTTTACAAGATTTAGCTAGTTAGAAAGGAAAAATATATGGGAGAACGATATGATCCAATGGCTGCGTATCTAGCCAATGGCGTCCTAGAAGAATTTCGTAAGATGACGAATGAATGGCTGAAATTCCAAAAGGAGCTGTTCAAATATGAAAGTAAGACCGGAGAAATCAGGCAGGCTGATTTGTTGAAAGAATTCCACATGTCATCAGATACGCTGAAAAAGTGGAGAAAGAACGGATTACCTTCGATAAATCGAGGTGGTTCAGTCTTCTATCTCTTGGAAGATTTACATGATTTTTATTACTAAAATGTCGGGCAAGACATGATTAAAGAGAAAATGACTACCTCCACATACAAAATTAATTCATTAAATGCGGTGCTCCGATAGAAAAGAGAGATTTTGAATAAAGAAATAGAAAAGTTAGCTAACAACTATAAAGAAATAATTAACAAAACATCAGATCTAGCTTTGAAGCAAAATGATGGTGATATAAGAAAAGCTCGCAAATGGCTAAAAGAGCAACTGTTTTATACAGCTGATAGGGCCACAAACGAGCTTATCAAATTATCAATAGATAATATTTTAGATTACCACGGTGTTTCTTCTAACGAAACAATTGCTGAAGTTTTATAAGTAGTTTTAAAATCTAGTCCGATAGAAAGGCAGAAAATGCACTATATACCTAAATATTCAAGAGATAGACAAAATAAAAGACGGTCACAAAAATTTGTAACCGTACTTGATAAGATTGATAACTTGGACGGAATTAGTTTATCCAAAATTACTAATTTTGTTGAGGAATCTCAGGAGAACCGATTGAAACTCCTAGGATTTGGTCTACAAAAATAACCGTAAAGCTCAAATGGATTCTAGATATTCCATTTACTACAGTTACATCGACTAAGCCTAGTAATTCAGGTAATTCATCGTCTTTATCATCATCGTCTTTTTTAATAGCTTTGATAGCTTCAACATAATTTTTTAAAGCAGAATTATTTTGAAAATCTTCATCAGAAGGAACTTTACCAAGAACGATACCGCCTTGAGTTAAAACAACTAATTCTGTACCAGGGTTAGCTCTAACTAATAAATTAAAACTATTGATGATTTTACTTTTATTTTCTAAAACAGACATCAACTTACCTCCTTTCCATAATTTTAAACAGATACCGCAAATATCTGCTCACAGTAATTATAGCACTCGGAGGATTAGAACACATACATAGAAAGGAAAATAATGGAAACAACAATCATAAACGGGCGCAAAGTCCGAGTGTTGCCAACCAATGTTGGACAAATCTATCATGATTTAATCAAACGAGAAAATCGTGGAGTAGTGGTCTTTGAAACTTGGGAACGACCAGACGGAAGTCTTTATATGACTTCACGCAAAAAGAATAAACAAGAGCTTGCTGCTGATAAAGCTGCAATGCTTAACGAATGTGTTTCAGACTGGAAAAAAGTTTGGAACTAAAAAAGCCCTGCATGGCACGCAGAGCAAGTAGGAAATTCGCCAAAACTTCTACTTAAATTATACCACGAATGCCTAGAAATAAGAAACGGAGAACATTAAATGACGGAAGAAAATATGATAAGTCAGAAATTAAGAACCTTACTGGCAGAAAAAAATATGAGAGCTTCAAATCTAGCTAAAGAAACTGGTATTGCACAATCAACTCTTTCTAAGATTACTAGTGGGAAAAGTAGAAACATCCAGTTTGATACTATCGAAAAAATTAGTAAATCTTTACATGTAGAACCAAGCGAGCTTTTTACACCATGCAGACCTTTAGGAGGACGTGAAAAATGACTGAGTCAGTGAATCTTAACGGGGAGACTTACTATTCGGTTGAAGACACAATCAAAATCTTAGGGATTAGTGAGTCAACTCTCAAACAATATCGTTTTGATAAAAAAGTAAAAGGAATTAGGATTGGTGATGGTTACTTTTATAAAAAAACAAGCGTTGAAACTTATAAAAAACGAAAAAGGAAAGCTGGCGGTAAAGTTAGTCCGGTTGAAATTAATGGGAAACACTTTCCAAGTAGAACGGCAGCAGCTAAATATATAGGTGTATCAATCAATCAGCTAGCACATTACTTTTTAGTTCAAAAAAAGATTAGTGAAATGGAGAATTGAAATGGAATTACAACTTATACCAGTAGATGGAGATGGACAAAGGGTTGACTTGAATCCATCAGCTATAAAAGATATGGATAATATCACACTTACAGAATTCTTAGCTCAGGCAAAGATTATATCTGACCTTTATAAAAAGGGCGAAACTGAGGTTAAAAAACGGCTTGATGAAGGTCAACAATTTAATCGTTTGAGTTATGGCAAAAAGTCTGAACGAAGAGTTTTAAAAATGAATAATAAACAGAAGCGTGATTTAGTAATTTCTCGCGGTTGGGATTGTGTAGAACCAATTCCATTAGGCAAATTAATAGAAAAATTCGGGAAAGATATCGAAAACGAATTGCCAGTAGTAATTACTAAAAATAAGCCACCTCTTAAATGGGATGCGTGAGGTAAATTATGGAAAAATCAGAATCTGTAAAAGAGTTATTTGTAGCACTTACCAAATTCCGAAAAAGCCTCAAACAGCCTCTTAAAGATGCACAAAATCCATTTTTCAAGAAGAATTATGTCCCTCTTGAAAATGTTGTAGAAACTATAGATGAAGCAATTATAGATACTGGCTTAAGTTATTTGCAAGAAATTGCTGAAAATCGAGTTAATACAATAATTACTCATGAAAGTGGTCAATATTTAATAATTGGGGGTTCTGAGGTTAAACCAGTAAAACCAGACCCACAGGCTTTAGGTTCCGCAATAACTTATGCCAAAAGGTATAGCTTATGTTGCGCTTTCGGTATTACAAGTGATGAAGATGATGATGGTAATGCAGCAAGTGGTGGTAAACCACAGCAACAAGCACAAAATAATCAACAACAACGCGGAAATTATCAAAACCAACAACGAAACAATTATCAACAACAGGGACAATATCCACCAAGAAATTACTAATTAAGGAGAAAAAATGATAAATAACGTAGTTTTAGTCGGAAGACTAACTAAAGATGTAGAACTTAGATATACTCCACAAAATCAAGCTACAGCAACTTTCTCGCTTGCAGTGAGTCGCTCTTTCAAAAATGCCAATGGAGAACGTGAAACAGATTTTATTAACTGTGTTATCTGGCGACAACAAGCTGAAAATATGGCAAATTTCACACATAAAGGAAGCTTGATTGGTATCACTGGTAGAATCCAAACTCGAAACTATGAAAATCAACAAGGACAACGTGTTTACGTTACTGAAGTTGTTGCAGATAGTTTCCAACTTCTTGAAAGTAGAAGCCAAGGTCAACAACAGCAACAACAAGGAAATTACAATCAAAACCAAAATAATTACCAAAATCAGGGTCAACAAAATACTGTTCAACAGCAACATAACCAAGGTAACTACCAAAGACAACCTCAAGGTAATTATCAAAATCAACAACAATCAGCTCAACAAAGAGCCCAACAACCTGATCCAAACTTTGGAGGTGCTCCGATGGAAATCAACGATGAAGACCTACCATTCTAACTAAGTTAGTGCTGGAGGGTGGCGTAACGACCGTAAAGTCCATGAGTATTCAGTGCCTGCACATAAACACTCATTGCCAGCTTTTAATTTGAAAAATAAAACTTGAAATAAATATAGAAGAAAGGAGTATTCGTGGCACAAAAAAATAAAACAAAAATCTATTTTTGGATAAAACTAGATGAAAATTTCTTTAAAAATCTAGCCATTAAAAATTTGAGAAAAACAGTAACTGGTGGAGATACTTTAGTGATAATTTACCAGCAAATGTTGCTATCGTCTCTGCCGAATAATGGAGTTATCTATTATGAGGGTACTTTACAAGATATAGCTCAAGAAATTGCATTAAATCTTGATGAAAAGCTTGATGATGTCAGATTGGCTATAGATTATTTCCAAAAAGCAAGTTTGTTGCAAATAGGAGATGACGGAAGTGCAGAAATGCTTCAAGTTCCAATGCTTATAGGACAAGAAACAAATTGGAACAAATATAAAAGGGATAAAAAGTTGGAAAATTTCCAACCAACTTCCAACCAACTTCCAACTAGTTCCAACCAAGCTCCAACAGAGATAGAGAAAGAAATAGAATTAGAAATAGAATTAGAAAAAGAAATAGAAAAAGAGAAAAAAACAGAAACAGAAGAATTATTCTCGAACTATTTTTCTATTTTCACTAATTTATCAAAAAAGAATCTTTCAAGAAGAGCAATGGCATTGCAAGTATTTATTACACTATCTTATGAACAAAAGGAACGTTCTATTATTGGAGCAAACAACTATGTAGAATATTATAAATCTAAAAATCCTGGAGATAATGAAGCAAAGTTTAGTATTAATGCTTATGAATTTCTTAGCAATATGATGTTTGAAGAATATCAGCAAAAAGTAAAAGTTAAGAAAGAAACTCTCGGAGGTCTTATCTAATGGCTTTTGATACATGGAGAGATGATGGAGAGTTTGCTATTAAAGCAACTGATGTTTTAAAAAACTATCAAGAAGGTGGGGAACTTGGCGTGTGTGAAGTTCACGGCTGTGAGATTATCGGATCTAAGAAATCTGTGCTTTCTTATCCTAAGAATGAAAAAGGTGAAGTGATTGGAGAACCTTACTTATACGATGTAAGAGTTTGTCCGATGTGCCATGCTGAAGGAATAAAGACGGTTGCTACTAAAGCTGTCAATGACTTCTTAGGAGAATTCAAAGCTAAAAAAGGTATTGATTTGACTAAAAATGTCATTGTTAAATATGATTTCGCTGATGAATTAAGTGTTGTATCTTGTGACAACATGGTCAAGTGGATTGTTACCAATGTTGGCAGACAGAAAAAAGTAAAACGATTAAAGGTTAGAAAGTACATACAGATTTCTGAAAATAGATTTTCTAGTGATGAAGCAAGAGAAAAATATTTGAAGATATTACACGATATTGAAGAAGCAGAAATTCTTATTTTCGATTCATTGGCAGATTTCACAGCAAATCAAGCTGAAAAAGCATTGACCCCTTTATTAAGCGCAAGTGATAACTGCTCAATTATCATATTAACAATTCCAGAAAGTGATGAAAGGCTTGAACAATTGCCAGCAAGATTGAAATTTAAACTCAATAATGCGCAAGTAATGAATTTCTCAAGTACAGGACACCAAAGATGAAGTTTGAAATTGAATTGGATAAAATGCCAACTACTCAGCAGCAAAAAGGCATTAAAAAAGTGAAAGGGAAACTTCAATTCTATGACCGTAGAGGAACAAACAACTACAGTCTTAAAGCTCAACTCATGAAAAATAAACCGAAAGAGTGCTTTGAAAAAAACGTTCCTTTGAAGCTATCCGTTACTTTTTTCTACGCTATCAAGCAAAAAAAGCGTTGGTGGCAATGGAAAACAAGCAGACCTGACTTAGACAATCTTATGAAGAACTTGCAAGACTATATGACTAAGTTGCGTTATTACAGTGACGACAGCCAGATTGTATGGCTTGAAGCTAAAAAAGTTAATGACGAGAAAAACAGAATAGAAATTGAAATTACAGAGGTGTAAGAATGATTAAAGAAATTATCGTAATTAAATCAGAGTATGAAAAGCTCAAAGCCGATAACGAAACCATGAAAAAGACACTGAAGAACATTTATAATCAACCTGAAGATGATGGAATTATCAGCATTGAGGAGTATCCATCACAAATTAGATACTATGCTAAAAAATCACTCGAAGCGATTGGAGAAAAAATTGATTAAAACAAATTTTGACACTTTGAAAAAGCTGTATGGATTGGCAAGAAATAACAATTTCAAAGCCACTAAAAAAGACTTATCTGTGAAAATTAGCGGTCGAACTAAGCACAATCACGAACTTTCTCAGCTTTACTTAGATATTTGCAATAAATATAACCATTCAAAGCAAATGAAATGGAAAGATTTATACAAAATACTTGAAGAATTGACCAAAGATAAACAAATAGAACTGTAATAGCTATAATTCATGAAAATTACGGTTACATTGAGCGCTTAAAACGTTTCATGGATAATTTATCACGAACTAGACAAAAGCGCTTAGAAAAAGAATAAAGGCAATAAAATGAATGATGAAAAATTGTTGGAACTCCAAGAATTATTTATAAAAAGATTGAATGAATTATTCCCTTACAAAAATGGAGGGAAACACAAAGATTTTAGTCGGCTTGATGAATTGAATTTATCAACCGAAGACAGAAAACATATCACTATGAGTGCTAATGCGATATTTAAAGCTCGCAGAATCGCTCCAATTCGTTCGCTGACATTGATAGGTCCACTCTTTAGCCCTGACGAGTTCAAGTTGTTTAAAGAAGCTTATGACTATCAGATAGATAAAGCTAAAGTAATTCGCAATGAACGTGCCAAGACGATTCACGCTTACCGAAAAACTATTGGGCGAAGTCCAAAGCCCTTTAGTGGTGGTATTGACAAGGAAAGCTTAATAACAACTGCAGATGGCGAAGAAGTCAAAATTATTAAGCAACTTGAATCAGGTAACTACATTGTAGAATTTGACAATGAAAAAAGACTTCTTGGCCGTGATGACATGAAACTGGCTAAAGCAAAGTATGTAGATTTGATATAAGAAGGAAAATTAGATGACAGTTGAAAGTTTACTAAAAACAATTTCAGAAGGAATGACAGTTAATGTAAAAGATTGCTATGGAAATATGATTATCCGTTTTAAATTTGGAGATGATATCGAAGTATTTTCTGCAAGTTTCCTTTTCCATAAAATCAAAAAAACTGAAATTAAAAATCAATTCGATTTAAATATTTATTTGGAGGACACGAAAAATGACTAAGTTTGAAGAAGAATTTAAAGCATTAACTAGTTGGGACTGGGTAAATGTTGATTTAATTCAGCAGATATTAACAAGATTCGGTAACTGGCACTCAGACGAAGACTTTCAGGATATGAAAGCAATTGGAGGGAGTTTCGCTCTAGCAAATCAAAATCTTATTGATGACAATAAAAAGTTAGTGAAAGAAATCACTAATTTAAAATCCCAACTCCAACAGCAAGCCCTGCCAGTCGTGCCTGAAGAGGTTGATAAAGCTATCAAATACTTGAAAACTCAGAATAATTTTGCCACACTTACTGATTTGAAGAATCTTGATATTTTGACAGAAAAAGGCTTTTGGTGGCTGAATGATTTCCAATTTAAAGATAGACGATTTGGTTTTGGAGCTCTAAATAATAAGTTATTTATCCTTTCTCATTTAGCTATTACAGGCTATCAAGTAGAAAAACCGCAGCTGTTCTATATTGACTTACCAAAAGTTTTTGGACTAAGCGATTCAACCGGCGACTCAACCGGCGATTCAACCTTCGTATCAAAAGCGGAAAGTGGAATAATCTCAGAATTTACAAAAGGAAAAGATTATGCATTAAAATTAACAGAACAAGAAATCAAGTCAATTGATGAGCGTTACTGGCAGTTTGCTGTGCCTGTGGAGGACGGAGAATGACAAGAGGATTTAAAAAACTAACAGACTGGATTTTGCCTAATTTAGAAAAAGCACTCGAAGTGATTGGAGGGGATGGATGTCCCGTTGGAGCAGTAGGTAAGAATGGATTGACAAAAGAAGAACTTGAAGGGAGCGACGATGAGTGATTTAGTGAAAGTGGTGGAGGGATGAAAATTGAATTAGAAACAAGACCTTGCTTGGTAACTTTTAGTAATAAAAAGCAGGTCGAAGGAACTTTTCTGGGATTATTTCAGCATTCGTATACTCATGGAGATTCACCAATGGCTGGTGGATTTAAAGCAGGAACTGTTGCTTATCCTATTGCTATTGTAGAAATCAATGGAAAAATGTCAGAAGTACGAATTAGTCAGATTGAATTTCTTGATGTTGCGAAAAGCGAGGTCTCAGAATGACCGACAAACTAATATCGCTGGTCAATGACTGGTGGGGAGGGATTGAATGAAAGTAAGAAATGATGTTGCAGATTGGCTAGAATCAAATGATGAACAGACTTTATGTGATGATTTTTTGACAGAAGAACACGAATTTGACAACTATCTAGGAAAACTTGCTTTAAATTTAGGGTACAAATTTGTAACTGATTTTATTGTTGATCTAAAGCGCAATGGATTTGTACGAGAAAGCCAGACGAATACTGGTATGAGGATAGTAAAATGAAACTTTTGTGTAAGTTGTTCGGGCATAAGTGGGAACCATTGCCATTTACAATGAGCGAAGACCGTTGCGTAAGATGCGGAGAAATACTCAAGCATAATGCTGGGTGCTTCATTTATGATTTCAACCGCTCAGACCTTGACGAGTCTGAGAACGTGAGAGGGGAGAAGAAATAAATGGATGAATTTGAATTAATTGAGTGTTTGGAATGCAAAAACGAATTTCTCATAAATTTGGATGAAGCGCCTTTAGGTTTCTATTGCCCATATTGTTCTACAGCTCACGAATGGGAGGAATGATGACAGAATACGCAAATCCGATAGTAAATGCTGCTGTCAAACTTGGTATGAATAAGAAAGAAGCTCTTTTAATGGCTGATAATACTGCAGAAATTGATTTTGAAGCCATTAGAAAACTTAATAAATCAGTTGAATATTTTCAAAGCGGACAGTTTCAAAAAGACTATGAAGCTGAGAAATGGCTTGATAAACATATGGATTGAGGTGGAGATGAAAAGATTTAGATTAGTAAGCAATTCGTTTATTGACCAAAATGGAGCACTTCGTTCAAAACAACAGTTTGTTGAAGCCGATAGTTTCGCTGATGTTATTGAATATATCGAAAGCAACGCAGGTTGGTACACTGGTATCAACGGAGCTTTCAAAGTCGCCTATATCGAGGAGGTTGTGGAATGAAAGATAAAGTTATCAAAGGGTTAATAAGAGTAACTTGTTTATCTATCTTTTACCTCATATTTGAACATATTTCTAGAAATTGGGGATTGGCTGAAACAAGACAATTTCTTTATATCTTAATTATGATTCTCTATTTATGGAAGGATAATTGAACGCAAAAAAAGCCCAAGCTGACCAAGCTTGAGCGAAATACTGAAGATTACTTCGATTTTTATTTTTAGTCATTAACATTATAGCACACATAACAATAATTCATACCAAAATAAAAATGCCCGAACTGACCAGATTCGAGCTTAATAGAACAATGTTTCATGGATAATTTTTATGGTCTAACAAATTATATCATACTGAGCTAGGAACTCGCTAAACTCAACTGGAGGAGAAAATGTTTAAAAAATCAGGAGAAATTATTGGTAATGCCTTTGTGTGGCTGCTATTTATAGCAATTTGCTTAATATTTTTAGGGTTATTACTTCGAATATTGCGCTTTATATGGTTTGGGTACTAAAAAACTCCACACTTGGTCAGTAGTATGGAGCAACTAATTATCAACTTAGTTTGTGTAATATTTTTGACCAATGTATATTATACACTATTAAACAAAAAAAGCCCACTGCAATGGGCTTCGGCAAGAAGTTTTCTAACTTAATTATACCACAAAAGGAGAATTTGATGAATGGCAGATAAGTTAGATAGAATTATTGGAGATTACGTTAATGGCAGACTTGAAGCCAGAATAAAATCAATTGAAAGCAGATATCTTTATAAGCAAAAAGTAGATAACTTAGGTATTCGTACAGCTTATTCTGGTGGTTCGGAGCCTGAAAGTCATGTTTTAAATAAAGAAGCGCTTGAAAATGATGAGGAATATATCAAGCTCAAAGACCTGATGTACCAATTCAGCTTATGGTATGAACCTTTAATCAAGGAGGAAAAAGAAATAATCAAGCTAAAACACTGTGGTTACGGTGGTTTTACATGGTACAGAGTAATGATGGAACTTGATAATGAAGGGATTGAGATTTCAGAAAAGAAAGCTAAGTTTATTTATTATCGCTTTAGAAAAGATATAAACCCTCATATTGTCTATTTCATTTGAAAGCATGGGTCAAATTGGGATAAAAACGACACGAAAAAGGCACGAAATTGGAGTGTTGCTCCTTGTTTTTGCTGATATACTTGTATTATGAAGTAAAAGGCAAAAGCAAAAACAACAACAACTAATTCGGTTTGGATATACTTCATAGCGTTGCTGGACGATAAAACCAGCGTAGCAAGAGAGGACACTGAAAAGTGTGGCTGAGGGGCTAGGTTCGAATCCTAGACTTGCTATTATATTTTATTATAGGTTGTCCTTTGGGCAGCCTTTTATTGTTGGAGGAATAAGATGGATCTTGAACGACCTAAAAGAACTAATGCGCCTATGAAACCAAAAGAAATTAAAGGAGAAAAAATGGAGCTAATCGTATTTACAAACAATGGACAAACTTATCACTTTTTTGAAGTGACTGATTTTAAACCAACTACCACTGGCTTTAGCTTTACTTATACAGGAAAAGCTACTGGTGTAACACGTAAAGCGGTATTTAATAATACATGCACTGCAGGTTATGCTTTGGTTTAAGTGGTATGAGGTTACACCGCTGTGCAAACATAGGGTGTCGCGAATTGATACCCCTTAAACACAATTACTGCCAGAAGCATTACGATGAACGCCTAGGCAATTACATCAATCAACGGGCAGAAAGTAAAGCTAAGGCATCTCTAACTTTAAGAGGACAACGTAACCAAGCTGAACAGAACAGAGAGTATGACAAGACAAGGCGAAAGGAATTACACAATGGATTCTATCAAGACAAACGTTGGTCTAAAGTATCTGAGTACGTCAAGGCAAGAGATGGTTATGTTGATGCGATTGAAGGTAAGGCATGGGACAAGGGCGACCTGATAGCTGACCACATCATACCAAGACGATTGCTTTCGGGAATGGAACAATATAATACTGACAATCTATGGCTTCTAACTAAATCGCAGCACAATAAAAAAACTGCAATAGAAAATAAGTTATCCGACCAGCAATTAAAAAATGTTGGGCGAGATTGGTGGAAAAAAGTTCTAAAAAATAAAAAATAGCCCCCCTCATCGCTTTTAGGAATACCGTATACCAATAGTGGCTCCCTTTCAAAAAAAGTGATTTTTGAAAACTTTTTTTCTGAAACGAAATCGCTCAACCGCAACGTTCACAAAGATAATTGACCCCGAAAAGTTATGTAGTAAAAAGGAGGAAATATGAGTATTAAAGAAATTAAAAAAATATCAGAAAGCCCTCCAACTTACCTTGGCGGGAAAGCACGATATATGTGGCAAAGAGTTGTGCCAATTCTAAACAAGCAACTTTCTGTGAATGATTTAGATAGAACGTTAATAGAATCGTTATGTGTAAATTATCAGATTTTCAGAGACTCCTATGATTCTATCAAAGAAAACGGGACACAATACTTCACAGAAAACGGACTAATTAAATCTAACACAGCAGTAGCTGACATTGATAGAGCGAGCAAAAACATCAAAGCAGCTTGTGATTCTTTGGGGATGACTCCTAAAAGCCGAAGCGATTTATTGAATTTAGCAGATAGTGAAGATGAAGAAGAAATTGATTGGACTTCTAAGTTTGGTGGTGGTTAATGGATAACTATAAAGATTTAACAGAACGTTATCCAGATGATCCAGCTTTATCTTATGCAATTGGTGTGCTTGACGGCACTATAATCTCAGGGGAAAAAATAAAACAAGCCTGTAAACGCCACATTGATGATTTAAGAAGAATTGATAAAGATGATGCATTCATTTATATCTATGATTCAGAACAAGCTAAGAAAATTGTAGAATTTTCAACACTCCTGAAAGATGTAACGAGTGGCGAACCATTTGAAGCATCACCTTATCAAAAGTTTATTCTAGCTTCTGTTCAAGGGTGGCGTAATCCAGATACAAAAGGAATGAGATTTAAAACAATCTTTATTTCAATGGCTCGGACAAATGGTAAGACTCAAGTACTTGCAACTTATGCGCTCTATAATTTCTTATTTGGTTCTCCTAAAATCAATAGACAGCTTGCAGTAAGTTCAATAGATATTGCTCACACACATAACTTATTTAATTATATGAGGTTCAATTGGATTCAATTGAAAGATGGTGTGTTTAAAAAGCTTGCTAAAGCTTTAGATATCAATGATAATTCTCAAGTTATGGAGATAAAAAAGCAGTCTGCGGTAATGAAAAAACTTTCTGCTCAAGGAAGTCCAGCGGATTCTGACCATTATACTACTGGTATCGTTGATGAATATCATTTATTTGGTCAAAAGCAACGTGATTTTATTAGCTCAATGACATCTGGTATGGTTAATAATCCATTAGCTCAGATGTTTTTTATTTCAACAGCTGGAGTTGACCCGACTGTTCCGATGTTTGAAGATTATAAGCGGTATTCTAAAATGCTTGAATCTGGAGATTGGAGTAGTTCTGAAAAAGATTTAGTTCTTATATGGGAACAAGATAGCGAAGATGAAGCTTATCTAATTGAAACATGGCCTAAGTCAAATCCATTAATGGAAATAGAGTCTATGCGCAAGAACCTTACAGAGGGGATGATTACCGAACGTGATTCATTAAACTCTCAAGGGCGCATACGTGACTTTTACGTTAAGAATATGAACTTATGGCAGAACGCAAAAAAGAACGCTTATTTGCCATTAGATTTGGTTCAAGATGCCATTGTAGATGAGTTTGATTACTTCGGCCGTGATGTCTTTATTGGTTTTGACTACTCGCAAACAAACGATGATACCTCATTAGCTTTTGTATTTCCTCATAGTGGAAGTAAATTTCATTTGTATCAACATAGCTGGATACCTATTGCGAAAGCTGGTTCTATTGAAGCCAAGGAACAAAGAGATAACATTGATTATCGTGCGGTTCAAGAAAAAGGGTTCGCAACTATAACTAGAGACCGTTTTGGACTGATTGATGAAGATGAAGTTTTTAATTGGATGCTTAATTTCATAGAAAAAAACGAGTTAAAAGTAAAAGCTATTTTGTATGACCAGTGGGGAACGGGAAATTTCATTAGACGACTGGATGAAGTCAAAGAAGAATATCTTCTGATTCCAGTAAGACAAGGGATAAAGTCGCTTAATGAGCCTACTAAATTCTTACAGTCTTCGTTTATTAAGCATAATATTACAATGCTTGATGACCAAGCGTTAATTCAAGGCCTAGTCAATGCAGTTACTGTTTCTGATAATAATGGGATTAAGCTTGATAAAAATGTCAATTCTCAAAAAATAGATGCTGCTGATGCTATTGTGAATGCACTTTATGAAGGACAGTTTTATTTTAATGATTTTACAAATGTAGAAGAAAAGAAAACAAATTCTCCTTTTGGAAATATGAATGACGAAGAAATCAGCGACTACTTTATTAATGGATTTAGTTTTTAAGGAGGAAAATGAAAAATTTAATTACATACTTACCAGCGCTACTTGTTTTCGTTGGTTTTTTATTTGTATCGGTTGGTATATTCATTATTAATGTTCCGATAGGGCTAATTATTTCAGGGATATTGTTATTTGCCCTAGCTTATATGTATTCAAATAAAGGAGGACATACATGAGTATTTTAAACCCTTTTGAACGCAGAAGCTCAATTACACCTAATAATTATTACCCTTTTATGGTTCAAAATGGTTCGATTGTTCCTAATTCGCTTGTCGATGCAACAGAAGCACTAAAAAATAGCGATTTATATGCAGTGACTAGTTTAATTAGCTCGGATATCGCAGGTACCAGATTTACTGGTAATCAAGTGTTCACAAGCGTTCTAAACAATCCAAGCCACTTAACAAATGCTTTTAGTTTCTGGCAAACAGCTATATTAAATCTTTTGCTTAACGGGAATGTATTTCTAGCCATTTTAAAAGGTGATAATGGCTTGATGAAAGAGTTGAGGTTAATTCCTAGTAACGCTATAACAATAGATTTGACCGATAATACATTGACTTACGAAGTTAATCAATTTGATGATTATCCAAGTGCTAAATATAACGCTAGTGAAATGATACATGTAAAAATCATGGCTTATGGTGTCGATACGCTCCATAACTTGGTTGGCCATTCTCCACTAGAATCTCTTACAAGCGAAATAGGGCAACAGAAAGAAGCAAATAGACTTTCTCTATCAACTTTAAAAGGAGCGCTTAATCCTACAAGTGTTGTCAAAGTTCCGCAAGGCACCTTATCTTCAGAAGCTAAAGACTCTATAAGAAAAGAGTTCGAAAAAGCAAATGGAGGAAATAATTCAGGACGTGTCATGGTTCTAGATCAATCAGCTGATTTTTCTACAGTATCCATAAATGCCGATGTTGCTAATTACCTTAATTCAATGAATTGGGGAAGAACTCAAATTGCCAAAGCTTTCGGAGTATCTGACAGTTATTTAAACGGAACGGGAGACCAACAGTCGAGTCTTGACCAAATTAAGGACCTTTATGTTAATGCTTTAAACCGATTCATTGAGCCTTTAATTTCAGAACTGAGAATCAAATGCGATTCATCGATTGGCGTTGATATGTCTCCCATTACCGACTATTCAAATTCTGTGTTTAAAGCAGATATATTGAACTGGGTAAAAGAAGGGATTATTGAGCCAACAGAAGCAAAGACTTTATTAGAAAGCAAGGGGATTATTTAGTGGAAAACATCGAATATCGTTATTTTGATTCAACAGAGTTAGAGACGAGGAGCCCTACAAATACTGGTTTTATTGGACAAATTGCAGGTTATGCTATTAAATTCAATACTCCTAGCACTGCAATGGCTCCATTTATTGAATATATCGCTCCGATAGCACTTGATAATGTCGATTTAAGCGATGTATTAGCTTTATATAACCATGATTACGCCAATGTGCTAGGCAGAGTTGATGCAGGAACTTTAAAGTTAAGCATTGATAAAGTCGGCTTGCATTTTGTTTTGGATATGCCAGATACAACAGTTGGCCATGACGTTTATAACAATATTAAGGCTGGGAACCTTAAAGGTATGAGTTTTGGATTCTCTGTTGCGGACGGTGGTGATTCTTGGCAACAAGGAGCAGATAGTCCAATAAGAATTATTAATCAACTTCAAACGTTGAGTGAAATAAGTGTTGTAAGCAGACCAGCTTATGATGATACAAGCGTCCAAGTTACTCGTTCAATGGACGCTTTTTTGTCGGAACGAACGAGAAAATATAAAGAAAAGGTAAAAATCTACCTAGGAGGACTCAATGAAAATTGAAAAATTAAAAAAAGATTTAGCGACTAAAACTGCTGAACTTAATACCAAAAAAGCTGAAATTCGAAGCTTTACTGAGTCAGAAGACAAAACAATTGATGAAGTCAAAGCTGGAATGACAGAAATCAAAGAAAAAGAAGATGAAATCAAAGAAATTCGCTCTAATATTGAAGTTTTGGAGCAAGCTTCAGCATTAAAAGTTGAAGAAAAAAGAGATGATTCTGATTTGGTTGCTCCTGAATTAGAAGAAAATTCAGCAGATAACGAAGAAGATGATCCAGAAAAACTTAAAACTGAAACAAAATCAGAAGCAGAAAAAGATAAAAAAACTGTCAAAGATGAAGAAAAAAGAGATGCAGGAGGATTGCAAGATATGAAATTAAAAGTTGGTGGCGAAATCGCAGATAAAAAAGTGACTGCTTTTGCTGATTATTTAAAAACTGGTGAAGTTCGTGATGTTACAGGTATTGCTTTGAAAGATGGGAAAGTAATTATTCCTGAAACAATTCTCACTCCAGAAAAAGAAGTGCATCAATTCCCACGGCTTGGCTCATTGGTTCGAACCGAATCAGTAACTACAACAACTGGTAAGCTTCCAATTTTTAATAACTCTACTGACCTATTGACTGCTCACACAGAGTATGGTCAAACAACTAAAAATGCAACTCCAGTTATTACACCTATTCTTTGGGACTTGAAAACATATACAGGAGGCTATGTATTCTCTCAAGAATTGATTTCTGATTCGTCTTATGATTGGCAAGCTGAACTTCAATCACGATTGATTGAGCTTCGTGATAATACTGATGATTCTCTTATCATTACAGCTTTGACTGATGGAATTAAAAAAACTACCTCTACTGACTTACTTGGAGATCTTAAGAAAGTTCTGAACGTTACTTTAAAACCTCAAGATTCTGCAGCTGCTTCGATTGTTATGTCACAATCTGCCTATAACCTCTTTGATATGGCTACTGATGCAATGGGTCGTCCTTTGTTGCAACCAAACGTTACCGCAGCAACTGGTTATACTTTGCTTGGGAAAACAGTTGTTATCGTTGATGATAAATTGTTCCCTAGTGCTAGTGCAGGGGATGTAAATATCGTTGTTGCTCCGCTCAAAAAAGCAGTAATCAACTTTAAACTTACTGAAATTACTGGTCAATTCCAAGATACTTATGATATCTGGTATAAACAATTAGGCATCTTCTTGCGTCAAAACGTTGTACAAGCTCGTAAAGACTTAATTGTTAACTTGACAGGTAAGCTAAAAGCAGTAACAGTTGTTCAATCTACAGCAGTATAAGGAGTGAATTATGGCACTAATTACAGCACAAGAATTACTTGATGAAAATCATATTGATTCAAACTATGATGAAATTGCAACTATGAATAGACTTATTCATGATGCAAGTGCCTTAATTCGTGGTTCTATTTCTGATTCAGTTACTGATGAGCAAATCATGGATAATTTACCCGACCAGTATAATAGAGCTGTTTCAGCTCTTGCAACCCGTCTATATTTCAGTAGAGATTTGTCAGAAGGCTATGGTATTGGTATTCAGATTATGATTAATCAAATAAGAGCTAGAATGTGGGAGGTGCTGAATGGCACAACTTAATCTAGCTGACTTTAACAAAAAAGTTCAACTAGGAGATGTTAAAACTTTAACTAATGAATATACAGGAGCTGGTTATGACAGTTTTGTTCCGAAAATAAATGTTTGGTTTGCATCTAAAACAAGAACGTTGAGTCAATCATACCAACTCCAAGGAACTGCTCTTGAAAACTCACGTACGATTATCATACGACACAATTCATCAGCAGAAAAATTAAAGGCTGCTGTGATTGATAATGTCCAATATGATATCGTCAATTATTCGCCTGATGAAACAAGTAATATCATCAGGTATGATTATTTGACGCTCAAAAGGAGTTCATGATGGAAGAAAAGCAACTATTTGAAGACATTATGAATGGGATAATTTTTCAAGCAGAATCTGTCAGTACATCTCTAACGGTTGAAGATAAAGCAAAAATAACCAAGGCTGGTGCAAATGCATTCGCTATAGGACTTGAAAAAGTCACTAAAGATAAGCATTATCGTATTCGTAAAACTGGGGAAAACCCACATCTAGCCGATAGTATTTTGGTTCAGAACACTAATATTGATGGTATTAAAGACGGAAATTCTACCGTTGGTTGGGATTACACCAAATCAAGGGTAGGTCATCTGATTGAAAACGGCACACGTTTTCCGATGTATTCCAAAAAAGGAACGAAATATAGAAAAGGGGGTCAAGTTGCAATTACATCTGACCCTTTTGTTTCTACTTATCGTGACAGCATGGAAGCTCAAGTTGCCATGTTTTCAGCGGAAGCAGAAGTTTTTTCAGAAATACTCAAAAAGAAAGGGGCAGAATGAGACCAACACAAGAAGTTTCGCAAATAGTAGGTGCTTTCCGCCCCTCTTGGTTAGTATTTGAAAATTTTATTCCCAAAGAACATGTTAATGATTTAGACAATACTCAAGTTTTACTGACAGAGTTTAAATCAGATATTACTAACTATGGGGACGGAACCTTTAATAGCGTTGTTCTGGCAGTTACTATCCAAATTTTCTACGGATTTAATCTCTCTGAAAGTATGCTTCTTGCAGAAATAGAATTGATGGAGAAACTAAAAGATAGCGGGTGGTTAACAATTTCAAGTGAACCACATTACCTAGACGTTAGTACCAATACAACAAAACAACAAACTAAAAAAAATATCACAGTTGAAAAAATTGTGGAAATTAATGAATTAAAAGGAGAATAAAATGACAATTGTAGGTTTAAAAAAAACTTATCTTGGATTAATTGATAAAAAAAACAGGCAAAATTATTGCAGGTCCTGAAGGGCTAACAACAGATGGACTTTATATGTCAAATCCGAAAGATTTAGGTACAGCTTCTGCAAATATCACTAATATTGCAGCTGCTGGTACTCAAAAATTTGGAGACAACGGTCTTGTTGATGTAGTGAGTTCAAAATCATTTCCGCAAGTCGCTGCAGTTTGGAACAATCTTCCTTTTGATATTAAAGCTAAAATTAAAGGAGAAGTAAGCGACAAAAAAAGGCGGATACGTTCAATCACAAGATTTGCCACAAGTTGCTTTGATTATTGAGTCAGAGTTAATTGATCGTTCACATTCAATTTTTTACGCATTCGGTAATGGCCATATGACTGAAACTGCATTGAACATTCAAACTGACAATGCAGCGCAAAACCGAGTTGAAGATGCATTGACTTATCAATCACTGGCTTTTGAGGCATGGAATAATCAAGGAATGAAAACTTTCAATTCTGCAGATTCTGGATTCGATTAAAACGGGCAATGCTAAAAGAAGTTATGGGAGGATATGCTGCTAGTGGACTCGGAGTTTAATTAAACAGTGCGGGATGATTACATCCCGCTTTTTTTATTTATAAAATATTGGAGAAAAACATGGAAATTAAAATCAAAAAAACTTAAAAAAACCGTTGAAGTCAAAGCTTCAATTAAAAATCTCAAGAAGAGTTATAAATTTGCCAAAAACATGGCCGAAGCAGAAGAAAAAATTAGTGAAGGAAACGATGAACTAGTCTTAGATTATCTTGATTCAATTATCGAATTTGTCTCTGATATCGCTAAACTCAGCAAAAAAGAAAAAGAAGAACTTGAAGAACTTGAATATGGAAGAGTTGATTGGAAGTTGTTTCTTATATTGTTGCAAAATTGCAAGGCGCTTCTGACTCGGATATCAAAAAAGCCAAAGAAAATGGCGAAGTGGGTTTAGCCCAAGAGAGCGAATAATCAGCAATCATAATCACTTGTTAGAATTACAGCTATTCGAAAAAGATGTGATTCAAAATCTTCATTGGGATTTAAGCAACAATTGGAGAACAGGAATATGAGGAATTGCTTGATGTCATGAGCGCAAATCCTGATAACAAAATGATGTCAGCTGAGGATTTAGCAGCTCAATGGAATTCGTTAATTTAAAAAGAAAGGAGGAATATATGGCAAAAGAAAAAGTAGCTGGGACTTTGGCCACTAATATCGGAGTTAATACTACTAATGCAGTAACCAGTATTGAAAGCCTTAAAAATTCAGTTAAAGATAGCACCAATGCTTGGAAACAGATGGAATCTCAAATGAAGCTGTCAGGAGATACTCTAGGTGCTTCTAAAGCTAAGTATGAGGGTTTGTCTGATTCTTTAAGTAAACAAAAATCAGTGCTTGAGCGGCTAAAACAAGAGCAATCAGAAGTTAACCGTTCTACTTCTGCTGGAGAGAAAGCTTATCAAAAATATGCTTCACAAATTACTCAAGCAGAAGTTAAGTTAACCGCCCTAAACGGTCAACAAGATAAAGCAAAACAAGCTTATGAGTACCAAAAATCAGGACTTGCAAAACTTAACGAGGAAGTTCAACATTCTAACAAGCTTACGGAAGAACGGGTAAAGCAACTCGAAGCGGAAGGAAAAACTGAAGAAGCCAATAAAGCCAAAATTGATGGATTAAAGTCAGCTCAAGAAAAATATTCTCAAATTTTAAAGATTCAAAAAACCGAATTGGAAAAACTAGGGGAATCAGGCGATAAGAACTCTAAGGCTTATAGACTTCAAGAAGTTCGTGTGGCGCAAATGTCCACAAAGGTTTCAGAAGCTACTCGAGATATAAAAAGGCTCAACGGCACTGAAATAAAACCTCGTACAGAAGGTATAGGTAAAGTAAAGAGTCAGCTTAGAAGTCTTAATGGTTTATTAGACCGTACACATAGCCATTTTAAAGATGTCTTTTTAGGGAACATCTTAGCTACCGGTGTAATCGGTGCGATTGGTGATATTAAGAGCAAATTTACTGGTGCGTTAGAAGCTGGCGTAGAGTATAACAAAGAAATGCAGAATTTATCGGTTTCTTTGAATAATTTTACAAATGGCAACCAAAAACTGAATGATTCTTTAGTTGATAATATCAAAAATTTGCGAGAAGAATCAGGATATTCCATTGATACATTAAGTCTTTTAACTAAAAAAACTTACGGATTAACAGGTTCGGCTGATGGCGCTAAAAAATTATCTGACGCTTTTGTTAATTTAGGTCGTGCAACTGGTAAATCTGATGATGCAATGCAAAACATTATCACTAAGTTTACTCAAATGAATGCAAGTGGTGAAATTACTTCTGGTTCAATTACCAAAATGGAAAAAACGCTACCTGGGTTTGCTAAAACATTAGCCACGACAATGGGTGTCTCTCGTGATAAACTCAACGAATTAGCAAAAGACGGTAAAATTTCAATGTCTGATTTATCAAAGACAATTGAAAACATGAGTGCCGCTAAACCTAAAGGGCTTGAAAACTACCTCACTTCATTTGACGGATTTTCTGGTCACTTGAAAGAAAAATACCAAAGTTTATCTGGAAAAATCACAGAAGGTTTCTTTAAAACAAATAATAATTTCTTAAAAAACATGTCTAAATCTCTTGATGGAAAGGAAACGGAAAAGGCGTTTACTCATATCGGAGATAGTGCAAATAAAGCTGTCACAACTATTTCTAAAGCTTTTAGCTCCGTTTTTAAAGGAACGAAAAATCCATTAGCAGACTTTGCGAATGGACTGGCTAATAAAATTGAAAAATTAGGGAACTTTATTTCTAAACATGCCAACGATATCAAAAACTTTTTTGGTATGGTAAAAAATTTAGGCGGTACTGCATTTAAGTTAATCGGCGACACTCTAAAAACAGTTATACCGTGGCTTGAGAAGTTTGGTACTTGGGCATCAAAACATCCCGAAGACGTCAAGAAAATTGCTCTTGCAATTATAGGGCTTAATGTTGCGCTTAAAGGTACATTAGGCGTTTTAAAAGGTGTAGAAAAATTTAAAGAAGCTAAAAAATTAGTTTTAGGTTTTGGGAGTTCAATCAAAAAAACAGCCACTGGAATGAAACTCGCTTTTAACTTTTTAAAAGCTAATCCATTTATTCTTATTATCACAGGCATTGTCGCTGTAGTCGCCGCATTTGTAGAACTATATAAGCACAATAAGAAATTCCGAAACTTCATCAATGGTATAGCTAAAGCAGTCTCAAAATGGGCTGGTAGTGTAGTTAAATGGTTCAAGAAAACATGGAACGGTGTTTCTAAAGGTTTCAAAAACTTCGGCGAATCATTCTCTAAAGTGTTTAACTCGCTTTTAAACGGAATTAAGAATGCATGGAATAGCGCATGGTCTTGGATTGGCAATGTATTTAATAAATATATTGATGTTTTTAAATCAGTTTTAAAACTTTTTACTGATTTCTTTACAGGTAAATGGGGAAATCTCGGCAAGGATATTCATAAGATATGGGATGCTTTATGGGGTTTTGTTGAGTCTATCTTTGGTAAAAAGGTTGATTCTATTAAAAAAGGTATCGAAGGTTTCGGTACTAAGATTTGGGATACATTCAACACAATTAAAACTAAAGTCAGTGATTTTTGGAAAGGGATGTGGGATGGTTTAGTTCAATTTGGAAAAGATGGTATCAATTCAGTTATAGGTGTCATAAACAATGGTATCGGCGGAATTAATGGTGTTATTCATACATTCGGTGGTTCTAAAAATGCAATTAGTAAAATACCTAAACTGGCGAACGGTACTAAAGGCGCACCTAAAGGAGTCGCATTAATTAACGATGCACCAGGCGAACATTACCAAGAAGCTGTTATAGACAATTCAGGTCAAATGCATGTACTGGAAGGTCGGAACAGGCTTGTAAACTTCCAAGGTGGTGAAACAGTTGTACCCGCTCACGCTATCCCTCACTTTGAAAATGGTACTCCAGATTGGTTGAGTTCTATTGGTTCGTGGGTTAAAGATAAATGGGATGGCTTAACAGAAATGATTAAGCACCCTATTAAGACTTTAACTCACTTCATGACTAATGCTATATCAGGTATTAGTGGTTCACCTTTAGTTACTTCTATAGCACCAGCTCTTGGTAATGGATTTGTCAATGCAATCGTTGACCCAATCAAGAAATTACTTGGTTCATTAAAGAAAAAACACGAAGATGACGGTGGCGGTTCTCAAGGTTCGCCATCTGGTTCTGGTGTTCAACCTTGGGCTGGACAAGTTAAACAGGCGCTTGCAGCTAACGGCTTGAGCACAAGCCAAGACATGATTGACCGTGTGCTCCGTCAAATTTCTTCTGAATCAAGCGGAAATGAAAAAGCCGTTCAAGGGAACATCGGGGATATTAACAACATCACTGGTGACCTTGCTAAAGGATTGATGCAAACAATTTCAGCTACTTTTAATGCATATAAATTCCCTGGTCATGGTGATATTTTTAATGGTTACGATAACTTATTAGCTGCTCTTAATTATGCTAAAAGCCGTTACGGTTCAAGTTTGTCATTCCTTGGGAATGGACATGGTTATGAAAATGGTGGATTAATTAGTAGCCACGGACTATATGAAATTGGCGAAGGAAATAAGCCAGAAATGGTTATTCCTTTGTCTGTTGAAAAAAATGCAAGAGCAAATCAATTGCTTGCGGAAGCTAATCAAAGAATTAACGGAAATAATAGAGCTTCAAGCAATACAGCAGACCTTTCACCAGTATTAACTTTATTATCCAATATATTTAACTCCATTGAAGATGTTAAGAAAAATCCTCTAATTGCTTATGCTTTATTAGATGGGCGTAATATGTCTCAAGGTTTAGCTCCTTATATGAATCAAGCCTTAACTGACTATGTAAATCAACAAAATAGATTGTGGGGTAAAAATTAAAAATGGCTTTTTCAGTTAAATTTAATGATGTAGATTTATCGACAATCGTTGATGGTTTTACAGCAATTACAAGAAACATAGGGGCTGGTTGGACGAATACGGTTCAACCTAACCCTATTATCGGCGCAGATTTCACGCAAAATTCAATTAATTCGAAATCAATTACAGTTAACTTTATTGCAAATGTTAAATTAGACCGTTTCACCTCTGTGAGAAAAGCTTTGGCTAGTGCTTTAAATGTAAAGCAACCATCTGCTTTGATTTTTGATGATGATCCCAATCAAGTTTGGTGGGCTGTTCCTGATGGAACGCCAACATTAGATGAATCATCATTTTATCAAGCCGTAGGTTCAATTACATTTTTAGTACCGAGCGGAGTATCAGAATCAGTCGAAACAAATATTCTAAATGCTTCAAATTCTGGCGGTTCATTAGGAACAATTACTAATAACTCAGATGGTCATGTAGATGTTGAAATTAATAACACAGGTAATCTTGAGGCATTTCCAACAATAGAAATTACCAACGTTCATGAGAATGGGTATATTGCAATTGCTGGTCAAAATGGAGCAATTGAAATAGGAAAAAGGCAAGAAGCAGATGGGGCAACAAGTCCTATGAGTGAAAATCTTTATTTCTCTACTAGTGACACAAATTTTTCTTATTTTAAAGATGTCGCACCTGGCACTCCTAATCCTCAAAACAATTGGTTAGCCACGAACGGAAAACTTGAATTTCAAAAAGATGGGTTGAGATTAAAAGAAAAAGGAACTGTTGGTTCTAGACAAGGAGTAGCTGGTGGTATGAAAGTAATGACTTTACCAGCAGATTCAAATGGTCATGTTGGAGCAGTTAATTTCTATTCATATTTCAATTTATTTGCTTGGGCTACAGCTTTTGGACAAACTGGAGTTTTACAAATTCTTTTTACTGATAAGAACGATAAATTAGTCGCCGGTTATGGAATCATAAAGGGAGATATGGTTGGAAATAAAGCGATGATGAAAGCGTGGGTTGGTGGTAATAATCCTCGTGAAGTCGCCAGCAGAGATTTTATTGCAAACAATGGCGAAGGTAATGGCGCTGGATCAATGAATAATGTTCAGTTTAATGAAAAAACTGGAGATACGGATTTTCTTAAACAAGGCGGAAATTTTGGCTTTTTTTGGAAAGGATCCCGAATATCAGAATATGTTTCAGAATTAAAAAACGTAGAAATTTCTAAAGTTTATCTATATATTGGGCAATACCCAAATTCTAATAAATTTATGGGTAATTTATCTATTAGAAGTATTTGGTTTAGAAAAGACAATGTGAGTGTTTGGCGAGATGTTCCAAATCGATATGCAACTGGTTCTAAGATTATAGTTGATATGAACGGAAAAGATACAGTTGTTATCAATGGTATGCCAGCCATTCAAGAAAAAATTAGAGGAACTGAACCTTTTTCAATCCCTCCTGGTAGAAGTATATTAAAAATCTTGCAGTCTACATGGAATACTACTCCGCCAATTGTTCAAATATCATATAAAGAAAGGAACTTATAATGGAAATAGTCGTTCATGATAACACACTTAAAACCGTAGCGGTTATCAATAATGATATTCCGATGTTACCTTCATTCTTCAATGATAATTGGCATCGTTATAAAGACCAAGGGGCAGAAACATTTATATTTACTGTAAATAAATTTATCAACGGCCAGTTACAAGATTACTGCCGTTTTTTAAATGAGCAAGCTTACATTAGTTTTACTTATGATGGAATTGACCACTTATTTGGAGTAGATAACGTTCAAGAAAGTGACTATCAAATTACTTTAACTTGTTCCTCATTGAATTTAGAATTAAGAAATGAGCAAGCCAATGCCTTAGTTAACACATCAAGCCATAATATTCAGTGGTACTTTGACCAAATGGAATTAATTTCAAATGCTCAAATAACCATTGGAACTAATGAAGTCTCAAGTCTGATACGAACAATTAATTATGATGGGCAGGAAAGTAAACTTGCCCGTCTAATATCTGTGATTGGAAACTTTGATGCAGAATTTGAATTTATTACACATTTAAATGATGATGGAACACTTGATTCTGTCATTTTAAATATCTATCGTGCCAATGATGGAGTTAATATCCAGGGTGTTGGAACAAATAGAAATGATGTCTCTTTAAATTTTGGTAAAAACATTAGTGGGATTACTAGGACTGGCGATACAACAAATCTATTTAATGCAACAAAAATTACAGGATCAGACGATTTAAATTGGAATTCAAGCGAATTTTCTTATGTCAATTCCGATGGTGTGGAGGAGTTTTATAAAAGAAAAAATGATGATACTGCATTTGCTCCACTTTCTCTTAATTTATTTAAGTCTCAAATCAAGTCTAATAATGGTGATAAATGGATTCGTAAAGATTTTCAAACAGAATACACTAATGTTAATGATATGTGGGGCTATTGCGTAAGTCAATTTAAACAATTCGCTTATCCGACAGTTACTTATGAGGTGTTAGCGAATAGTAGCTTAGTTCTTGAATCAGTTGGTAATGATCGGCCTTTGTCAATTGGTGATACCATCAATATTCAAGATGATAACTTTATGGATTCTGACGGAAATGTAGGTTTGCTTTTATCAGCTAGGGTTTCTGAAATGGAGATAAGTTTTAGCAATCCGACATTAAATAAGATTACTTTTTCAAATTTTAAAAAACAACAAAGTGAAGCTTCTGCAGACATCCAAGCCATCGTCAATCAGTTGGTCGATGCAGCCACTCCATATATTGGTAGTATTGACACAACTAACGGAACACAGTTCAAAAACGGTACTGGTTCAACAACTTTATCAGCTCATATTTTCAAAGGTTCTGCAACGACTGAAACAATCGCAGACAGCTACGAATGGTCGAAGGACGGAACGATTGTTGCGAATGCTCAGGCTATCACAGTTGATGCCAGCGGAGTTGCGGATAAAGCAGTTTATAGTTTTAAAGCGACGGTTGCGGGCAAAGTAGTCGGTAGTCAGTCGGTGACTATCACTAATGTTAATGATGGCACAATAACTCATACTGCCTATGCTTATAGTGCTGATGGAACTGACAAATTCACGACTACTTACCCTAACTTAAATTTACTAGAGGGCAGTAAAGATTTTAGTGGGGATTGGTGGCTTGTTGAGCGCTCTGAAAACGACGGAACCTATAAAGGTCTAACCGTTAAAAAAAGCGAAGGCCCTGGAATTACTAAGCAATTTATAGCACCTAAAGAAGGTACTTATACTTTCTCAGCTTATGTTAAAAGTTCAGGAAATAATGCAAATATAATAAGAGCTGTTACTTTAAACGATGTAACTGGTAAAATCGTGCCTGATAAGTCGATGGGAATCAACTTTGGTTGGTTGAGAGATTCTTTTCAGGTAACTTTAAAAGCTGGTGACAAGATTTATGCACAATATAATGTAGCTGGTAGCGGTGTTTTATGGAATGCTGGTCATAAGTGGGAAGAAGGCTCTGCTGCTACTGATGATTTAACTGCTAATTATCCTAACTTGAACTTATTGGAAGGAAGTACAAAATACACTAAAGATAATCCCAAAACATTATCTTCAAATTCTACTGATGGTTGGTTTTTTGTGGATGATGTTTTTGTAAAAAATTTAAAAGCAGGAACATATACCATGAGTGGTAAAGCTGATGCACCTTGGACTGTTCATGACACAAGTGGCGCAAAAAAAGGTCATGTTGGACTATGGCTAGTATCAACGACACCTGGATTAGGGGTAAATATATCTTTAGGTGAAACAGTTCCTAAAACAATTGAAGTTCCCAAAGATGGAGATTATTGCGTTAGGGTTAATTTATATTCAAATGGAACAGATATGGAATCTCATAAATTTTGGGATTTTAAACTAGAACCAGGTTCAATCGCTACTCCACATATGCCAAGTAAAAATGAGTTACAAGAACAACGGACTCCTTGGATGCCTTCATTAAGCGAAGTAAAAACTTCAGACTGGCCAAAGTATAGAGGAGAATACTCTGATATGTCAAGCGAACAGTCGACATATCCATATGACTACCGTTGGAGTTTAATACGAGGTAATGACGGTAAAGATGGGTTAGATGGTCATGATGGAAGAGCAGGTAAGGACGGCGTTGGAATTAATTCAACTACAATTACATACGCTATATCTTCAAGCGGAACAGTTACCCCAACGGCTGGATGGAATTCACAAGTCCCTACTTTAGTCAAAGGGCAATATCTCTGGACGAAAACAGTTTGGAATTACTCAGACGGAACGAGTGAATCGGGATATACAGTCTCTTATATTGCAAAAGACGGAAACAACGGTAATGACGGAATTGCTGGTAAAGACGGAGTAGGAATTACAGCAACTACAATAACTTATGCACAATCAACAAGCGGAACGACAGCGCCAAGCAGTGGATGGACTACAAGCGTTCCTACTGTTCCTGCTGGACAATTTCTTTGGACAAAAACCGTATGGAGCTATTCTGATAAAACAAGTGAAACAGGCTATTCTGTTGCAATGATGGGAGCAAAAGGCGATAAGGGAGACCCAGGTAACAACGGTACTAATGGAATAGCAGGTAAGGATGGTAAGGGAATTAAAGCCACTGCAATCACCTATCAAGCAAGCACTAATGGCACCACTGCTCCAACTGGTACATGGTCAGCTAGTGTTCCCACTGTGGCTAAAGGGAGTTTCCTATGGACACGCACAATCTGGACGTATACAGATAATACTACAGAAACTGGATATGCTGTAGCCTATATGGGTACCAATGGTAACAATGGTACTGATGGAATAGCAGGTAAAGATGGTACTGGTATCAAAACTACGACCATTACATACGCAGGCTCAACAAGTGGAACAACAGCACCTACTAGCGGTTGGTCTGCCACAGTTCCGATGGTTGAAGCAGGTAGTTATCTGTGGACTAAGACTGTTTGGGCTTATACGGATAATACCAGTGAAACAGGGTATTCAGTAGCTAAAATGGGAAACAATGGAGCAACAGGGCCACAAGGTCCTCCTGGAAGTAATGGTAATCCCGGTAAAATCGTTTCCGATACTGAGCCGACCACTCGATTCAAAGGTTTGACTTGGAAATATTCAGGCACCGCAGACCTTACAGCAAGTGATGGAACAGTTATCCATCCTAACACTGAGTACTACTACAATGGCACTCACTGGGTGATTAATTATTTTAGCGTCAATAACTTTGCAGCTGAATCCATAACATCAGATAAAATTGATGGTAAAAATTTAACAATTACTGATGGTGAGTTCGTAAGTACAACAACTAATGGTCCAGTTACAACCTCTACTGAAATTAAAGATAATCATATTGCAATTTCAAAGACAGACGGAACTGTTAATACTAGAAATGATATAGCGCTTGATTCTGAACAAGGACTAGCTCAGAAATTTACGAACATTAATACAGGATTCTACAGAACAGCTGGGATTAATTATCAAGGTCCATTCACAAGTGACTCAGATGGAAACTATGCTCAACTTACACCTCAAGGCACGAAGTTATCTACCGATGTTCCTTGGACCAAGCTTAGTTTGATGAATAATTTTACTGGAAATATTGAGTATGCGATTATCAATGGGACTGTCTATATATCAGCGTCAGGAGTTGGCGTACCAGCAATGACCGCTGGTCAATGGAAGCAAGCGGCTCAATTGCCAACAGGAAGTTCAGCAATTCCAATTAGAGCAAATCGAATTGCAGCAGGAGATAGTGGAGATGGTCTAAGTTGGGCATTACTTTCTAATCAGGCTGGAGGAATATTCATTCGATGCAGTGCTAATAAAGCACCGACAGCTAACTTATTTAATGCCACATTACCATATCCTATCGGATAAAAGGAGGAAAAATGGAAAAAGTCAACACAACGAATACAACAACTGATATCTTTGTCGATGATAAGAATGTGGGTAATTTTACTCTCACGACGTTCGACAACGGAACAATGAATGCAAATTTCATGATTAATGACCCTACAGCATTTCATGGCACACCAGAAGCAGCTCAAGACATAGCTAATTTAGTTAGCTCGGCAGTTAATCAGTCTAAAGCTTTGTTGGCTGATTTTGAAGCTAGTAAAAAATAGAAAGTAGGGGTTATGGAATTAGAACAACTTGTGGAACAGCATGAGGATAAGCTCAAACAACATGACAAGGAATTATCCCGGCTTAATGATATGTCAGTTGAAATGCAAAAGCAGATGAATGATGGCTTGACTCGTGTGGATGAATCCAATCGCTTTTTAAGAGAACAGAATACTCGACAATCTGAACAGAATGCTCAAATACTACAAGCAGTTATCAAAGGTAATGAAAGCTCAGACGAACATCAGTTTCAGTTAAAATTACTTGATAAAACAAATTTTTGGAAGTTGACGATTGGAATCGGCGGTTCTGCAGCAGGAATTTTTGTAGCATTAACTGAAATAATCAAAGTAATTTTTAAATAAAGGAGAAAGAACATGAAAACAATTGATAAAGGCACACTTACACGTACAATCTTACTTGTATTAGCGTTAGCTAACCAACTTTTAACAGCTTCAGGACACTCTGTAATTCCAATAGATGATGCCACAGTAACAAATATCATCTCAACTGGTTTCACCGTAGCAACTGCACTCGTTTCATGGTGGAAGAACAACGACTTCACTCATGCAGCCAAAAAAGGAACTGAACTTACTAAAAGTTTAAAAAATGGAGATAGTGTTCAAGTGGTTAAAGCATCTGATTCTGACCATGAATTCACAGAAGGAGGCGAATAATGTCAAGTACTGAAAATATGATTGCTTGGATGCAAGCTCGTAAAGGTAAAGTTACCTATTCAATGACTTCACGAATGGGTCCAAAAAGTTATGATTGTAGCTCGTCAGTATTCTTTGCCATGATTGCTGGTGGCTTTCTGTCAGCTGGTTCAATGGGAAATACTGAAACCTTGTTTGGAATGTCAGGAACGAAGCTAAAAGAAATCAGTCGTGGAGAAGTGCAGCGTGGTGACATTTTTATCTCAGGCACTCCAGGCGGTTCTGCTGGCTCTGACGGACACACAGGTATTTTCCTAAGCAATGGCTCATTCATTCACTGCTCTTACACTCACAATGGAATTGCGGTTGATACGAATGATGCTTATATGAGTACAAGATTGCCACATCACTTTTACAGAATTGTTGGTTCAGGTTCAGGGAATACTGACAATAAGCCACAAATGGTTACATTAAACGTTGATGGTAAGTTTGGTAATGCGACTGCTAAACGATTACAAGAATACTTTGATACGGCTGGGAAAGATGGAGTAATCAGTCACCAGTACAAACAAACCTTTAACCAAAATATTTATGCTGCACAGTTTGATTCATCACTGACAGGCTCAAACGTGGTCAAAGCATTGCAAAAATTCCTAGGAGTTGGTCAAGACGGGCTCTTTGGTCAAGGAACAATTAAAGCACTACAAAAACATCTTGGAACAATACAAGATGGAACTATTAGTCCAGTTTCTGATTCTGTTAGAGAATTACAACGTCGATTGAATGCGAATAAACTGTAGGAATCAACCCCGCTTCGGCGGGTGTTTTTTTAAATATAATTTATTCAAATAACATTTTTTATTGACAAGTAGCAAAATATTTTGTTATAATATCTTTATCAAATGACAACATCCTCGTATCCATTAAGGACAGACAAGCTCTGACGCGGGGATTTTTTTATATTTTATAAGGATATATTATATGAATGCTGAATCCATTAGTTTTGAAAAACAACTTGACCTTTTTAGTGAAAGAGGAATGAAAGTTAATAGAGAAAATAAAGAAAAGAATATTGGAAAGTTAAAAACTATTGGTTATTATAGGTTAAAGGAGTTCGCCAAACCGTACTCAGATATTACACAATCAGAGACTGGAGAAATCTCAATAAAGTATAATAATATTAGCTTTGACAATATTGTAGGTAGATATTATCAGGATAAGAACCTTAGAATGTTTTTATTACATGCGATTGAAAAGATCGAGGTATCAATAAAAACAAATTTAGCATATATTTTAGGAAAAAAGTATGGAGCTTTCGGGTATCTAAATTTCTCGCACTGGGCAAGCAAAAAAAAATATAGTAAGTTTGAAATACTAGAAAAAGAATATCAATTTAAAAAACAACTAAAAAAATCTATAAAAAAGACCTCTATTGATGATGTAAATTATGATAAGAATAAAGAAGCAGATGGGTTCCCTTCTGTATGGATTACAATGAATGTACTTATGTTTGGAGAAATGGTCAATATAATTGATTTGTTACCAAGTAAATCTTTAAGAGAACTGGCCTCTAAATATGATTGCAAGGGTGAAGAATTTATTTCATGGATAAAAACGCTTAATCTTGTAAGAAATATATGTGCTCATAACTCAAATATTATTGATTTTAAATTGAAAACAAAACCCATTTACAGAAAAAAAATGGTCTAA